TGGAGAAAGTTATACGGCGGAGTTCAACCTAACAAAGCAACCAACGTGCAGGTCACAGATACGACTGGCATGCTGGAAGCCTATGCTGAAATCGATAAGGCTTTGGCAGATTTGAATGGCAACACCGCTGCTTTTCGTATGACTGAAGACCGAGCCCACATGGAAGGTATGAGTCAAGAGTTTAGCGATACTTTGTTTTACGGTAACGAAGGAACGGCGCCGGAAGAGTTTACTGGCTTCGCTCCACGTTTTAACGATAACTCTGGGCCGGCTAACGCTGACAACATCATCTTAGGCGGTGGTTCCGGTGCAGATAACAACTCAATTTGGTTGATCTCCTGGGGTGAAGATACCGTTCACGGTATTTATCCTAAAGGGTCTAAGGCTGGTTTGCAGTTTGCGGACAAAGGCCAGGTAACCATTGAGGATGCTTCTGACGGATCTAACTCGGGTCGCATGGAAGCCTATCGATCTCATTACAGATGGGATTGTGGCCTTTCGGTTCGTGACTGGAGATATGTAGTTCGTATCTGCAACATCGATCAGTCTGCTTTGACCGCTGACAAGTCCGGGTCATCTGCTGACATAACCGACTTGATGGCCCAGGCTATCGAGCTTCTGCCTAACGCGGCTAAAGGACGCCCTGCATTCTATATGAATCGCGGAGTTCGTTCTGTATTGCGTCGGCAGATTGCCAACACAACCAATGTCAATCTTACGATGGACCAGGTTGGTGGTAAGCACGTTATGTCTTTTGACGGCATTCCGGTTCGACGTTGTGACAGCTTGACCAGTGCAGAAGCAACCATTTCTTAAATGGTTATTAACTTAATACAAACTTCCTTTATAGGAGATACACCATGAGCTTAGTAGACGCACGGCTGGAATGCTCCAGCGCACAAGCATTAACTGCTTCTGCAGATTCAACAAATGTTATTGACTTGACTGGCACCGCTTTGCAAGTAGGCGCGGGTCGGCCTTTATACATGCACTTCAATGTCACCGTGGCAGCAGATTTCACCTCGAGTGACGAAACGTATACCTTTGGCGTAGCTACAGGGGCCGCTACCTCTTTAGGTACGGTCCTAGCATCTCGCGCAATTGTAGCGACTACGCTGGTGGCTGGCTACAATTTTTCGATAGCCGTCCCGAGTACCGGGGTGCTTCGTTACATTGGTGTTGAATACGTTCTGGCAGGTACATCGCCAACGATCACAGTAGACGCTTATCTATCGGATCAGGAATCGTATAGTTGGCAATCCTACGCTGACGCTATTTAAAGCGTTAGTGCTCCTGGCTCTGGTGAGGGGGTTCGCCCCCTCGCTTGGGTTACACCTTTCTTTTAAGAGGGATATCAATGGGTATCAAAGTCAAAGCCATGCAAGCTGGTTACTACGGTGTCCAGCGGCGGCGAATAGGTGATGTGTTTGAAATCGAAAGCGAAAAAGATCGAGGTCTTTGGATGGGAGATGTTGACGATCCTATTATTAATAAGGAAGCAATGCCGTTCACATCCAACGTCCAGGGAACCAAAGCAGCGGGAAATATCCATGCGGCAGCTAAAGAAGCGTGGGAGGAACCGGTTGGAGAATCCAGACCTAAACCGGACAAGTCCCCGGTCCCGGAGAAAAAGAAGTCCCGTAGCAAAACAAGAAGATAAATAAATAGGAGTGGTAGATGGCTTCCGTAATAGATATTTGTAACCTGGCGTTAGGCCATATTGGAGATGCTGCGGAAATAACAGCCATCTCTCCACCTGATGGATCATCCCAAGCGGCTCAATGCTCCAAGTATTACCCGATAGCTAGAGATGAATGTCTCTCGGATCATAACTGGGGGTTTGCTAAACGCAGACAATTGCTGGCAGCTATATCGGGCGACGCACCTTCCGGCTGGGAGTATTGGTTCACAATCCCCAATCCTTACTTAGTAGCCAGGCAAGTTGTAACTGAAGATTATGATACCCCGATCCGGTTTGAGATAGAGGGCCATGATACGCACGGGACGATAGTTTTATGTGATACCGAGGACGCCGAGCTCTGGTACACAACCCAGGTCACCGATACCACTAAGTATCCGGCTGAGTTTATCCACGCATTGTCCTGGTTGTTGGCTTCATATCTAGCCTTACCTATTACTAGGAACCCAAGCATTAAAAAATCATCCTTTGAGCAATACTTGCATGTCCTGGGCAAAGCATCATCGATTGATGCAAATGCGGGGAAACAAGGGAAAGTTGACTTGAACTTGAAGACATACGAACCGAGTGGCGTTAAAGCGAGGAACTAATGGCAAGAATACACCAACGCTCATTTGGCGGGGGCGAGATTGCCCCGGAGATGCTAGGGCGAATCGACCTGAACCACTATTTAACGGGGCTTGAAACCTGCTCCAACTTCTATCCCTTGCCACATGGTCCAGTTGTCAACCGACCAGGCTTCCAATTCATCAAGGAAGTGAAGGACGGCGGAACAACTTGTCCACAACTAATTCCTTTTATATTTAATAACGAACAAGCGTATGCGTTAGAGTTTGGCAACCTTTATATGCGGGTGCATACCGAGGGGGCAACGGTTCTAAACGCAAGCAAGACCATATCTGGGGCGACTCGGGCAAACCCTTGCGTGATAACTGCGACTTCGCACGGCTACACTAACGGGACAGAAGTTTATATTGCCAGCGTGGTCGGCATGACCGAACTCAACGGGCGCTATTTTAAAGTGAAGAGCGTATCAACCCATACGTTTGAGCTCACCGATTTACAGGATAACAATATTAACTCCTCGGCCTACACAACTTATGGCTCTGCAGGAACCGCTTCGTCAGTGTTCGAGCTTACCACGACCTATGCGACGGCAGACCTTTTCGATCTTTCTTATGCACAATCCGCTGACGTTTTAACAATTGTTCATCCCACTTATCCGCCCAGGGAAGTTACAAGAACTGGGGCTGCAAACTGGGCTATAGCTGACATTACATTTGCACCAAGCATAGCGGCGCCTGGCAGCGTGGCGGTGGCCGCTACAACCGGGTCGGGCTCTGTTACCTACAAGTATGTGGTCACGGCGCTGGAGTCAGACATTTTGGAGGAGTCAGTTGCATCGTCCGAGGTTTCGGTGACCAACGACCTGGCAACATCTCCAAACAAGAACACAGTTAGTTGGGGGGCGGTTACTGGTGCTGTTCGCTATAACGTCTATAAGGACAATAACGGGGTTCATGGTTATATTGGCCAGACTCCAGATACGTCTTTTGTGGATGATAATATTGAGGCGGATGTTTTAACTTCTCCACCAGAAAACCAAACTCCTTTTGATGGTACAGATAAGTACCCATCGACCGTTTCTTACCACGACCAACGCAGAGTATTTGGCGCGACCAACAATAATCCTCAAACAACCTGGATGTCTAGGGCGGGATCTGGAGCTAACCTGTCAAAGTCTATCCCCTCCCAGGATAATGACGCAATCCAATTCTCCCTGGACTCCAGGCAGTTTAACCGGATCAAGCATTTTATCCCGCTCGATGACCTGCTGTTATTCACTACCGCTGCAGAGTGGAAACTGTTTACGCAAAATTCAGATGCGTTAACACCCACAACGATAGCGACAAGGCCGCAGAGTTATGTGGGTTGTGGTGATAGGACTCCAATTCTATCTGGGGATGCGGTCCTCTTTGTTGCCAACCAGGGCAGCCATGTTTATGACTTGAACTTTGATTTTAATTCCGGGGTAGCTGGAAAATATACACCCAGAGATATATCGATAGTGGCTCCGCATTTGTTTGATGGGTTTACGATAAGCGACTGGGACTATTCCAGTGTTCCTTATTCCATTGCATGGATGGTGAGAAGTGATGGCAAGCTCCTGGGGCTTACTTATTTGTCAGGGCAAAAGCCGGATATCCTCGGATGGCACCAGCATACGACTGACGGAAACTTTGAAAGCACCTGCGTTATCCCGGAGAACAATGGCGAAAAGATGCTTTACGTTGTTGTGCAGCGCCGAATCAATGGCGTGAACCGCAGATTTGTAGAGCGCATGCACTCCAGAATCTTTGAGGATGTAAGGGACGCCTTCCATGTGGATAGCGGTTTATCTTACGACGACCCTAAAACCATAACGGCTGCAACGCAAGCCAACCCGGTAGTGATTACGTCAGCTTCCCATGGGTTTACTAATGGCGATGTGGTGCAGATCACCGATGTTGCAGGACTTGGAACCGAAACAGGAATGACTGAGCTCAACGGCAATCGTTATACGGTAGCCAGCGCCTCGACCAATACCTTTGCGCTCCAGGATACGGCAGCCACCCCGGCTAATGTTGATGGCTCGGCTTATACCGCTTATGTGTCCGGGGGGAAAGTAAGAAAAGAAATTACCACGGTGACAGGACTGCATCACTTGATAGGGGAATCGGTAACAATTCTCGCGGATGGATCGGTAATGCCTAGCCAGACCGTAACGGCTACAGGAGAGATTACCTTGTCTCAAGGTGCAGCTAGGATTCATATTGGCCTAGCGTTTACCAGTGACATGAGAACCTTGCCGATAGCTGTTGCCCAGGCAGAAGCTTCTGGCCAGGGAAGGTTTAAGTCAGCGACCAAAGTATATCTCCGGGTCAATAAAACCCGAGGCATTTTTGCTGGACCAGATGTTTCGCATTTGCGTGAGTACGCGCAAAGAACCAGTGAAGTTTATGGAGCTCCGACCAATATGGTATCCGACGAAATAGAAATCAGACTCGATTCAGCATGGTCGAGGGGTGGGCAGGTTTCGATAAGACAGTCCGACCCGACCCCAATAACAATCCTGTCAATGACCTGGGAGGGAGAAACCGGTGCTTAAAACTAAAGGTTACACAATTCGCGTAGGCGATACCGACGACATTCCATCCATGATTAAGCTGGGCAAGAAACTGCACGAAGAAAGCCCCAGGTTCATGGGTATGGACTACGACGAAGGCAAACTGTTTGAGCTTGGCAAAGTGGTCGCGGGACAAGGTGGTTTGTTTATCGCGGAATACGACGGCAAGATTGTCGGCATGGTCGTGGGGCTGGTGTCCGAGCATTTCTTCGGGCATGACTTGATGGCTTCCGACCTGACGTTTTATATACACCAGGACCACCGAGGGGGAACTTTAGGCGTGAGACTTATTAAACAGTTTGAAGCTTGGGCAAAGTGTATGGGTGCCAGGGTAATTTCCCTGGGGATCAGTACCGAGATTGATGCCAAGCGTACAGGCGAATTGTACCGACGAATCGGTTACCGCATGACGGGTGAAATGTTCGTAAAAGAAACAGGACTATAGGAGA